AAGGAAATTAAGAGATTTAGTTTCATTATTACCATTAGCATCAAAATAATTTAATTTAATTGTTTTAGCGTTTCTAGTTTTAGCAGTTCCCGCCTTGTCTCCCGGACCTGTTTGTTTAATGTAGATTTTTATGGTTTTCTCTTCAGGTAGTGATATATCAAGTTGTGAGGTTTCTAAATTAATTAATTGTTGATTTAAAGCTGCTATTTCAGCATTTAAATCTAATATTTGTTGATCTCTAATATCTACATAATTTCCATAATAATCTGTACTTTGATCTATTAAAGTTTTATGTGAAAGAGTACCATTCTTAGGAATATTATAAAATAATTGATTATAATAATCAAAAAATTGATCTAATGAAACTATTTCTTCTTTAGGAATTAATTCAACAAAAGATCTATCAATAGATTTACCAGCAACTTGATTACTAACCGTTGATTTATCTATTTTTATTATTCTATCTGCCATTATCTAACTACTTTAAAGTGATAATTATTATCAAATATTTCTATACCGTCGTTATTTATATGTTTAAATAATAAACGATAATATCTTTCAGGTTGTAATCCCTTCATATAAATTTTAAAATACATCCCCTCAGAATCAGCACTTAATTTAGTAAACTCATCATCAAATGGGATTATTTCTTCTTCTGTGTGGGCATCTCTTATACTATAATAAGAAGATGTAGTAAAATACCCTACATTTAAATAATTTGAAGTAGTTGAAAATATTCTATCAGGGTATTTGTCTCTTACATTTAATCTAAAAATAGATTCTTCATTAATATTATACTCTTCTTTATTTCTATAAAGAGAAACATTTAATTCTCCTTTATTTTTTGCTAAAGATTGAGAATTATGAATACTATCATCCCATTTAAATGTAAGTTTAGGAGGGAATATTGTATGAGTGTCAACAGAAAAATAACTTAATGTACCTCTACTACCTGAAGTATTTTCTTCAATTCTGTTGGGGTATTTTAATAAAAATCCATTATTTGGGATACCTGTAGGGTAGGTTTGTGATGAAAATATACTTGCACTAAATTTATGTATTATAGAAGTTACATTTATATTTAAATCTAGATTATTTTCTCTTAAAAATGATTGAGAACTAACAAAATTACTCCCTGTAAACCAAACTCCTCCACCTGCTCCTATACCTGTATCTGGATTTATAGATCCAGTTGTACCTGTTGCAAAACTACTAGATGGCCATTTATTTTTTGAGGTTGAATTATCTTTATATAACCATGAACAACCATTAGAGGAAATAGGTAAATTAGAATATCTACCTGTTCCTTCATCCCATGATTGGGAAATTGCAAAGGCTTCTACTTCTTGGGTTTGTGATAAATTTATGTGTTCAGATGAAAATAACTGTAGACTAGCTGAGAAATCATTGGGGATTTTATTAGATATTATATTATTAATGTCAGAATCTTTAAATTGAATTAAAATTCTTGAAGGGTAATATATACCATTATTAATTCCTTTTTCTTTTACTAATTCTAAAATTTCATCATTACCCGTATTTAAGGTATCTCTATCAGGGTTACTGTAGATGGTTGAGTCTTTTTCCGGAAATATCGAGTAGTAAGCCATATTATGTTATAATTTGTCCTTTAATATCTATGTTTGGGTATTTAACTTCAAAAATGCAAGGATCTAAAGAGGGAAAAATTACACCATCTATAGTTGCTGACTGAAGATCATATTTGTATTTAGAATAACCTGAGGATTCACCTGATTTATTATTATATATTATATCTTGTACCGACTGTACTCCTCCTATTCCTATTATAACGTTAATTATCTCGGATTTAATAATAGGTTGTCCTATTTGCCATTTATCTATATTAAAAAATTCTTGAACCGATTGAATACAATTTAATAAAACTTCTTGATTATTAAAACCAGGAGATACTCTAATTTTAAAATTAACATCTATATTTACTACAAATGCATCTTTAATATTAATAGCATCCGTTAACATTCTATGTTGTTCTAGATAAGTTGCTAAATTAGTTTTAGTAGCAGTAGTTAATTCAGATATATTTTTATTAGAATCATAACCTAAAGTATATAAATTTAAAGCAAGTGGGTTTGAAATTCTTGTATTGTCTTCTGTTATTAAGGGGTTAAGTTGGTCATCTTGAGTTATGTAAGCTTTAGCTATATTTCCAAATCTAGAAGGCATTGATAACGCTCTTAAAAGATAATCATCTTTAGTTACTGTTCTTTGTTGAGATGAAAAATTGGCCATTGCATTAGATCTAATTTCTTCAATACTTTCAGCGTTGCCCCCTCCTGTTGCTGCTTGTGGGTTATTAGAAGCTATACTTGCTATTATAAAACTTCTAGTATTAGCATTTAAGTTAGATTTAGTAGTAGTAAATATAGTTTCTGGTTTGGTAATAGTATTTGTAGATACATTAGATGAAACTCCCCCACCCACTAAATAAGTAACTGTTAATGTAGTATTAGAGGGTATTTTACCATATGTTCCCGTGTATAGGAAATTTGAGGGATCATATGATCTGTTTAAGTCACTTCTCCCATCATTAATTCCTAATCCTATATTATTAGGGTTAGGAATTACTTCTTCATCATTTACACTTAATGTACCAGCACCAAACTGAATTTCTAAATTTGTGTTTGAATTAAATCTTGAAATAAATCTTCGAGGTACCTTTTTTAATTTCATTAAATAAGGAGTAGATTGTTTATCGGTATATAGGTTAGAATCGTTTGCTTTAATATTTACCTGTCCTTCAAATATTGTATCTTGAGCTAAATAATCTACTTCTGTATATAAGTTACCATCACTGTCTTCTATTTTTTCTATATTAACTATATTAGTATCATTTAAATTTAGTTTTAAGAATTTTTCTGCTGTTCCTATAGTAAAAGTAGTAGTTTTTCTAACTGCTGATATTACTTTTGTTGTTTTTTTAAGCAAATAATATTGGGGATTCCCACTTCCATCTATTTGATAAACACTAATATTTGTGGGACTTGCTGATCCTGAGATTCCAAAATCTATTAATTGTTCAGTAACAAAATTAATACCTCCTTGAGTAGAACTAAAAGATGAACCTTCTCCCATAGTTAAAGTATAATCATAATCGGGGGAATAATTATCTTCTGATCCTTTAGCTGGAAGTAATTGAAATATTTCTAAATTTGTACTAGATGCTTTAGTTACTTTAGGTCTATATCCTAAAGAGTAAGCTAGATTAAATAAATTTTTTCTTTCTTGGGATGATAATAAAAAAGTTTCTTGTAATTGAGTATCTGTGTAATATGAAAGTACGTCTCCCACATATGCTGCCATTTCTAAGAACATCATACCCGGTGATCCTTCAGAAAAGTCATTAAAAGTTTCAGGATAATAGGTTTTAGAATATTCTATTAATTGATTTTTTAACGTATTAAAATCTTTATTAAGATATTTAATATCTTTTTGAGGTGTATTATTTGTATTAGAATATGCCATTATATTTTATTTACTTGTTCATAAGGTAAAGGACCTCTATCATTTATACTACCTATTCCTATTTTAATAGAATCTCTATTGCCATCTAATTGTGAAATATATTCAATTGAAATATTAATATTATTTGTATTAATATCTTGGTTAATGTTAACATTAGATATAGTAATTTTACTTAATCTTTCATCTTTAGATATAGCTTCTTGTATCTTTTGTTTTAAGTCTTCTTCATTTATACTTTGCTCAAAAAGTAAACTATTTAACCCTACACCAAAAAAAGGTTTATACACTCTTTCTCCAGGTTCAGTAAGTACTAGATTAATTAAATTACTTTTAGTTTGTTCTTTAGTAGTAAAATTAGTCTTAAAAACTCCCGGATTATTAAAAGGGATAGCTACTCCTACTCCTCGTGAAGAAGCTAAATCTAAAGGATCTATTTGGGTAAAATTTCTAGCCATTAGGGTCTACTATTTTTCTTTTTATCTATAGCTCTCATTAATTCGCGATAATCTCTATTTACTACATTTGAAACTTCAGTGGGCATTGGTGCTTCGGGTGTTAATGTTGATTCAAGATTTGTATTACCTTGAGCAGTTTCGTTAAGTAAGTCATTTAATGCTCCATTAGATGTAAAACTTTGAGCTATGGGTTTACCCATAATTTTTTCTTTTAAAGAAGTTTGTACATTTTGTGGTACTGGGGTACGTTGTATTTGTTGTTCTACAATTGTAGGTTTTAACTCGTCACGTAAGTCTTCCTTAAGTGTTTTAATTTCACGTCGAAGAGCATAATCTATTTCTTCTCTTACAACTTTTCTAAATAAATTTTCAAAAGCGCTTGCCT